TTAGGATTAATCTTTAAAGTTTTAAACTTCTCATGGATGTTTTTAAACTCTTTGCGATTAAAACTAATATAATCTAAGAGAATGTCTCCTACTACAATAGAGTCTCGTTTAGTTCTCATCTGCTTTAGATCATACTTTCGTATGTTGAGTTTGCTACTCAAGAAATGCAAGAAGAGTTCTTTAGATATCTTTGGTTCAGAAGCACTGTACAGGTTGATACCATACTCGTTAGTCAACGCTTTTCTCAACATGATTTGATCTTTGCTGAGCATCATTACTTGCTTAGTTGCAAGTACATCGTTAATACAGTAACTTATTATAGTATCTAGCTGTTCTTTTGTGCGGATTACAGTACTGTGTTTGATAGGCATATCGCGAACGTTATTCCAATCCATAGAGTACTCAATCCACTTTAGACTAGATCTTTTTGCAGGATTATCCCAGTGATTTAACCGGAATACATCTAGCTGCTTGATACTTAGTATCCGCTCACCATACTCCGGGAATTCACCTTTGTTAGAACGGTCTATAGTATCTTGAGCTTTCAGATACAGTACATGTGCTATGGTCTCAGCAGGTTCATCGAGATAGTAATCACCTTCTCTAATGATGAACTCAGTAATCTGAGAGTCAAAGTTTATACCGTTAAATGAAATATGCCAAACTTCTTCACTCTTACAATCTTGTAAGAACGAGTACAATTCAGCATAATCATTCCGAGATTCATGTACTACAAATATCTTTTTCTCATCAGATTTATAGTCTATAAATACTGCGACGAAGCAATTAATTAGGGTCTCATAGTCATGTACCCAGTTAGTCATTACTCAGCAGATTCTGTTGTTGGAGTAGCAAGCAAATATTGCTCAAAGTCAAATGTATCAGCATTGAAAGCAAAACGCTTTACAAAAGCACGAATCTCATCCAACTGCTCAATATAGTACTCCTGGAATGTTTCGATAGTACGACGCTCTTCCTTGTATGGTTTACCTTCACGACTCGGTGTCTTTCTCATTTCGATATCACCGTTGTGATCAATCTTAGGCATCATGTGAAAAATATCTTTTTGGATAGCACCAATGACAGCTAACACTTTCATGTCTGCGTCAAAGATACATTCTACATAAGGACATTCTGCGTCCGTTGGGATCATTTTAAATGTCTTACCATTCTTCCAGGTAGACGTGATTAACATCATATTACTCATAATTGTTGGTTTTTGAGACGTCAAAGATAATCAAATTGAAATTCTTTAACATCAATTTTTAAAGTTTCTTCTTCGATATTAGGTAAATCACATAGCTCACCGACTTCCTCTAGTAAACTAACAGGAACATCAAGTAATTTGGCATATGTTTCAAAATAACCTTCTGGATTAAGAAAACTATTAACTAGATCTCTATTACCCGGGTGATTAGCGAAGAAGTTTAGGATTTTTATTTTAGATGAAGCATTGATTTTTGAGTAATGACCTTTGAGAAAACATTCCCAAAGATTGCCTTCATCAGAAAGATCAAAAATGTATGTACACTTTGAATCTTTTAGTTCATGATAATCGACAAACTTTGGATTGTTAATCAGTTTACTCTTTTCAAACTGTCTGAATTCCATATCTTCTCGAGTATGGTATAAACAAACAAGTTTCTTATCTTCAGGTTTTATAACTCCTGGTATAGAGATATAACTCTCTATTGGAACAACAGAAGAACCTCGCTTCAAACCTAAAACAGGGTACAAGAAAAATCTTGATTTTTGAGCGTACTTGGTATGCAAATATTTTTTCATGTTTGTTTACAATGACATCTTATTTATAAGATAATCATAAGGTAGACTATAATTCCTACTAGTATAGTGATACTCAGCTTTCATTAACATCTCATCAAGATTCCAGATCCAGCTATGCAATGTAGCAGCACAAACAGGAAACGCGAATACCTGCTGGTACTTATCAATAACTATGAAATTAAATCTGATCTCTGAGAGACCTTTAAAGTTTGCTTGTATTAACTTGTAATACATAGCAGCTTGCATCCAATACTTGTAGTACTCAACAGTTTCTCTAAACTCAGAAATTGTCTTTCCGGTAGTTTTAAAGTCATTGATTGTAACAACTTTAGTTTCAGGATCATAAACATAGTTGTCTATGATACCTTTTAAACCGAATGAATACTTAGTCTCAGCTTCTAGTGGCACCTCACTCCAACTGTTAGGAGAACCTAACTGAAGTAAGCTAGTAACTGAGTTGTTACTTAGTATTAATTCAACATACCCTTTGAGTCTATCATAGGTTTCCTGATCTATAACAGTCTTGGAACCCTTTGATTTGAGAAACTCATAATAGTTAATATTCTCTGCAGTGAGCATCTTTTCTACACGCTGTTGATCAGTCTTAAGACTTTGGTGTAGATTGACCTCCCTTAGAATATCAATTATAGTTACCTCATGAGATGACAAAGGTAACTGTTCAAAACCGTTTTGGCAAGACAGTGCATACACTTTGTCAATAACTTTACGTGCGTTGTCCCCAGGTAATGTAGCAAGTGATACTACAAACTGGTCATTAAACTTTTCATTCTCAAGTAGTAAACAGTGAAGAGCTCGACCCTCAATTAAATGAGAGTCAAGTCTATCTTCACGTTCACCAAGAATATAGTGTTTATAAAAAGTGTTCGGTACATACATCAGTTTGTTCAGACTGCTGTAACTGAACTGGAACTTCTTGCTGTAGAATCTCTCCTCTGCTTGGAAATCCGTTATCATTTAGTTTATTATTTATTTTGGTTAATGCTTCCTCAGAGAACTTGTATCCTGTATGTTCAATCATACTAGTTGATGATGAGAACTCATCAGCACCTAGTTCATATAAGAAATCTACTACTTCAGGTGTAACTTCACCTTTTTCTATAGCAATGTTGAATACATCTTCATAGTCAAATCTAAATTGGTATCTCATGTTAGTTCCTAAGAAACTAATAAGACCTTTGAATGCTACAGTTTTTCTAGTAGGATGATCCCATACTTTATGACCGTATAGTCTAGAGATCTGTGCTAGATATACAGCACTCTTCTTATAGTTACAGTTAGCCATAATAGTCATAGCAACAGTATGGTTACTAGTATCAGCACTCTCAAACATCTGTAAGATAGCTTCAAAGGTATCTCTATCTATTACTGCTTCACCCATCTTATCTAATAGAGCTGCCTCATCATATACCTTAATACCACCATCATTAAATAGATTGTTTAAGATAAGGTTTGCTTCAATAGATTCCATAGTTATATAGGTACCTGCAAAGTTAAAATCTGCAAAACTAGCACTTGCCCAACTATTACGTGACGACTTATACTTCTTATTAATAGATTCTATAGATCGTCTGAAATCTGTGTTATCATCTTTTTTGAAGAAAGAGTTCTTAAACAACTTTGCATCATCAGGACTCATAAAAGCTTGTTCACCGTTAGTATGATCAAACTCCTCAAAGACTTTATATATTTGAGTATCAGCTGACTCATAACAGTACTTTGAGTTTGTAAAAATCAAGTCTGCCTTCTCAGGATCTCTAACAACACGAGCACCAATAGAATCTAGTAATGACTTTAGTTTCTCTCTAGATACCTCACACTTAGGAGATATATAAATAGTTTTAGCACCGGTTAAATCTACAGTTTTATTTACATGCTCATCATAGAAACTTTTAAAGTATCTAATGTTTTGCCAGTTATTATCTGAAAACTTTACTACTTCTTTCTGTGTACAGTTTAAACTTTCAATAAGACCCATTGAATTTACATTCAATGAATCTACTATGTTAATTTGAATTTTGTTCACCATATGGTTTAATGAATTCTTCGTAATTATACTTTGGGGTTATCTGAATGTTTACATGAGTAAGATCTAATCTTCTCTCAGCATCTTCTCTTTCAGAAGCTAGAATACTAGACATAAGTTTATTATATGTCTCTTCTAGTAATTGTCCATTTTTTGCAAGATGGGTTACTATTTCACTTTCATCCATGTTTTCTATAACATTCCAGTGTACTAAGGTCTTAAATAGTTTAGCTTCTTTAAGTCTGTTATTTTCAGAAGTATCTATACGGTATCTATGCTTCATAGCTAGTCTCCATATATGATACTTAGAATTCTTAGCATTACAGTTGAATAGAATCTTAGATGCTGTTAGATGATCCTCTTGAGAAGGACTGCTAAACATCATATCTAAACTATTATACATGTCATCATCTAGTACTACTTGATTACCACAGGTCTCAATAAAATGTTCTTGTGATATTACTGGTACTTTCTTAGATAGAATATTATATACAAGAGTAAGACTCTCTGCATTAAGTGCCCACTGTGTAGTAGCATCTTCCATGTTATCAGTATAAGCAGATTTACTGTAGTGAGATGCTAATGCTCTTGTCACTATAATAGTATCATCTTGCTTTAACCTGTCATGATAATCTATACCAGTAGTAGGTAATACAATAAACGTATTCTTATTCTTTATAAAATCTACAAGGGTTTGGTTATATACTACCTGACTAGAATAGTGTTCACCTACAATACATCCATTAGGATACTGATTCTTATTAATGTCATAGCTTGATGCATCTAGAATATTCTGTTCAGTACCTAGGATAACAGTAGCTTTTTCTATGTTACTAGTCACGGTCATACCAGATGTTTTACAATACTCTTTGATCTTATAACTAGGTATCTTAGAGTCTGGTAATAAATAAATCTTATCTCCAGAAACAGGAGTATAAGCATCACCCCCTTTCAGGAGTGATGCTATTTTATTCCTACTTTCCATAGAGATTTTATACAACTCTGTTACACCAATACCACTATTAAACTCATCAGGACTAAACATGTAAACATATTTAAGGGATCCTTCTACAAATTTTAGTTTGCTTGGTAAAGTAGAGTCTTCTAAAATACTACTAATGTTGTTTTGCATTATTTTACAGTCATTTTGATTACCTCTGGATTCAACATCAACTTAGACCACTTCTGTTTGTTACCATTAAGGATACCCTTAACGATATAATACTTAAGGTCATTGCTGAAGATATCATCAGTAATCAAGTTAGTAACACGATCAATTAATGGTTGAGTTACTGTGTTGTTATTACTATAGTGCACTGCATAGTTGATGATACGAGTAGTCATCAAGCTGGCAATATCTGCACGGTAGCTGTTACCCTCACCAATACAAGACTTAAGTTGTCCTTTGATATACTCCCAACTGTTGTTATTCAATACATCTTTAGGAGTTACCAACTTATCAAGCTTGTTGTTAATGAACATAGTAAACATAGTAGCAAACTCACCACCTACAGAACCTTCACCGATCATCTGAATAATAGGAAGACTCTCTTCGAAACTATCTAGACTAGAGATAGAGTTAAAGAATGTAGTGAAGCTACGAGCATTAGCACGCTTCTCTGTCAACTCAGGATGTAACAACATAAAGTTAATACAACGAGTGTCGATCTCATTCTCTTCTGCCCATCGCGCCCAACAGTCAATATCAAACTTCAAGTAACTTGTGATAAAACGAGTCTTTTGCGCTTCGTCAAGAGATGTCACCTGATAGTCACCGTTATCTGGATTACTAGTCAAGATTACAGTCCAACCTTTTGGTAGCTTCCATGAGATATATTCCTGACGGTCAATGATTTCCATAGTAGCTTGCATGAATCTAGCATCAGCACGAGTATAGTCGTCAAGAATCAACAAACCGTTCTCGCCTTTACCTTGAATCCATTCTGGTTGTGCATGCGTCATACGCTTCTCACCAGTAGGAACATACTTCTGCTGAATATACAATGGCATGATGTTCTCAGGAATCCATTTAGCTACACGCTTACCGTCGTCAGTAGTCTTTGCTACTTCAAATTCCTTAATAGGAAAACCTACTAAGTCACCCAACTCCTCGAGCTGACTCAAGGATAATTTTACAAAGTGAAGGTTGTTCTCATTAGCATACTGTAAGATAGTACTTGTCTTACCGATACCTGCTTCACCTTCGATGTTTACAGCTACAGGAATCTTTCCATTCTCCTGTAAGTACTTGTTATTATTTACAACGTGTGTTACGAATTGCTTTAACTCATCTGTGTTTAACTGAACTTGCTTTGCCATTTTCTTAATTTTTTTAATTCAACTTGATTTGTGGTCCAGGAAGACCTTTGTTAATTTCACCACGGGTAGATATTACCCACAACATTTTACCTTTTGGTTTTACATCAGTGCTACACTCACCATCTGTGAGATAGAATAAGCACGTATACTTTCTTTGATTTTCATTGTAATACTCTAGTACAGGATCAAAATCAGTACCACCTCTACCATGAAGAGTTATATCTTCATTAGGTTTGTACTTCTCAATACTACGAATAACAGTATCACATTGTAAGATAGTTACCTCACTACCAGTTTTATGTATGTGATGTATCTCATTAAGGAACTCCTTAACTTCTTTATCACTTACAGAACCACTAGTATCTATAGCAACCAACAAGTGTCTCTTGTTTTTAATCTTAAGACCAGGGTTCTCTTCAAACCTCTTGTTGTCTTTACGTCTAAGTTTCTTAGTGAATACTTCTTTAGCACCACCTGCAAATCTTCTGACATAACTACGCCAGTCAAACTTCGGTGGTTCTACATGACGTAGTCTTTCTAAGATACCTTTAAACTCTCCGGGAATAGTACCCCTAGATTTCTCTACAGAATCTGCAATTTCTTTCAAGATATGTGCTGTCTGAGACTCAAGTAATTTCTTCTCTGCTTCAGATAGATCTTCAAAGTCTTTCCAAGTACCATGATCAGGAACATTAGTACCACTACTATGTTGTTCACCGTCATCCATACCTGCCATATCAGAGATCTTTCCACCAGAACCAGATTGTTCTTCTTGTTCTTTTGCCTGCATCAAAAGTTTGTAATACTCTCTACAACCTGCTTTAGGTGGTAGATTATATTCAGCAAAAGACTCTAGAGTACAACCACCTTCAGGTAAATCTTCCGCATCTATGAACTGATTAATCTCAATGTCCATAGCAATGTTTGCTACTTTCTTATTTTGAAATTCATCTTGACACTGAATGTGGAAGAAACCTATATGCAATAACTCATGCTTCAGAAGACCTCTCTTGTGATTATCACTAAGAGAGTTCCAGAAGTCTTCGTTAATAGTAAGCTGGAAGTTAACACCATTCTTACTTACACCAGCAGTAGGTACACGTTTGTTCCACTGCTTATTTAAACTTAGTAGGAGAAGACCATAGAATGGTTCTTTCAACATAAGTTCTTTACTAGCTCTTGCTAGACTGTCATGATTGTTTAACATGCTTTGGAATTAATTTAAGGTTCATCTCTTCTACGAAATCAAAACCCCAGGTTAATAAATGTTCTTGTAGTGACGCAGAAAACTTATCTAGGAAAAACTGCATTGCGGCCGGACTAGTCTTAGTATTCTTCTTAATAACATTATACATACTATTAAAGTTAAGATGTCCTTTATCATTAGCACAATCATTTACATATGTCATGATAGATGGACTAAAAGAAGTATGTCTTATAACATCCTGATCATCAGGAGTTGTTACATCATTCTTAAAAGGATCATGATTACAGTTACTTTTACTGCAATCTTTTGCAAGCAATAAGATGTACGGAAGGTTCTCTTCCAAGTCTACTGCTTCTATAATACTTACACCGATATATACACTTTCTTTGTCAGGACTTGTTAGCATCCCTAATACTCTTTCATAAGTACTATCTGATAGAATAATACTTTCTTGAATGTTCTTTGTCATTAGTCTTCAATTTTTAATGTTTTAATTCTCCACAGTGGGTGTTCATTACCACTAACTGCTTTGACCCATTCTTTTGCACTAGGTATATAACCATTGCAATCTTCTTTTACATGTTGTTCACCTACATATCTGGTGTATACAGTTCTACCTGCTGTGTTTACAAAGCTTACTCCGAAGATCTTTTCAGCTTCAAATATACCTTCACTATGATGACGAAATATTCGGTGGTCACTATGACCTACCCATGATTTAGTCTCATCAAACCAGTTATGTATATGTGTGTAATCTGTTAGTTCACCACCCCACCTTCTAGCGGATGATTTAGCATGTTCATTCGGATGTGCCATAGTCACCTGATGCATCAGCACTTTCTATACTTCTTATAACACCGTCTACTTTCCAGGTCTTATCTTCAATATTTATTCTTACTGTACCATAACCACCGTCATTGTTATACCAATCATACTCATAGTTATTACTAAGAACTTCATAAAGCATTTCTTCTACCTTAGATAGAATGACATCATCTACATCTATAGTATTAGCATCCTCATCTTCACAGTATACATGTTCTATTGAACCACTATCTCCACTACCGTCGTATTGAGCAACAAGTTCAGTTATACCCATGTTCTTAAGGGAGGATACAAATGCTGCTTCCTCTAATTCATCATTAAATGCACTCATAATTTTATTTTTTAAGTTTATAAAAACGTCCTAGGATATTACCATTCAGATACAAATCTGATTCTAGTACACCGTTGACAAACTGATACTTTGTTTCCATATAAGTTAACTCTGTCTTAGAGTAACATATCTGCAGGATATTCCTCTTGATAGGAACCTTATCCTTGTGTGCTTCTTTTAACGTAGCATTACTACTGAAGTAATCCTCATACGCAAGCTTAGCAACACGCTCATAATTCTTTTTACGTCTGTCTGCCGGAGTATTCTTCTTGGTAAGTTTCTTCTTAGTAACTCTATGAAAATTCTTCTTACCAATATACGCATAAGACTTTCCATCTATGATAGCTGTCATTTCATATACAAAACCGACAGCACCTTCAGGAATCATATCAGGTGTAAATACCTGATTCTTGTAGATCCAACTCATTTGTTTATTGCTTCTTTTAGTAAAGGATATAATACCTCTCGTGTTTTCTCTAGACCGTGATCTCTTACAGAATCTGATAGATCTTTACTTAGTGGTAATGTAACATATGGTATACTATACTGTGCTTCATATTTAGCAGCAGCTTTCTTACCGGCAGTATCATTATCAAATAGAATCACGATCTTTTCATACTTAGCTCTATACATTGCAATAGCACCCGGAGAGATAACAGTGTTCTCACTATCTGGTGCAACAAACTCAGCATTAAATCCAAACTTACTAAGTGACATAATATCTTTCAGCGAACTGCAGATAATAAGATTAGGTTGTTCGAATTTTAACTGGTCTGTACCTTGAATGTAATTTTTTGTTTTTAGAAACTTATGATCAGCATTAAACGGTTGATACATCTTGTATACGCTACCATCAAGTCTTGTGTATGCATAGATATTAGATCCAGTTATAGAAAGACTTTTGATAACATCATCTTGTTCTTTATGCATAGTATAGTCACCGACAGGAACGACACCATACTTAACAAGCGTTTCAGAATCAATACCAAACTGAGTCCAGAACTTAGCATCACCTTTATTCCAAGAACGCTTTGTGAAATCAACAATCTTATATCTTGCTAATCTCTTAAATGTTCTTATGTCATCAGTTGTACCAAGCATCAAAAACTCTCTGTAGTCTTTTATAACCTTATTCGCAGCTGCACCGAACTCAAGATCATAGAGTTCCATTACTAACTTTATAGCGGAGCCACCATTACCAGATGAAAAATCTTTGTAATAGTATTTGCTATCAGCATAGAATATTGAAAAACTAGGTGTTCTTTCTGTAGGATTAAACAATGATTTAATCTTTACATCTTGACCTACTAGTTTCTCACTCAGATTACAATAGTGCTCAAAGATCCAGTGATCAGGAACATCTATAATACTAGACACTAGATTTTTAGTACTTATCATATGCTAAAGTTTAAAGATAAAAAAGGGGATGCTTCCACCCCCTTTTAGTATCAGATAATTAAATTAGAGTTCAAAGTCACTACTCACAGAAGAGGACGTTGCGACGTTACCAGATCCAAATGAATCTACAGTCTCAACTTTCTTCTTCTTAATGTGTAGGTCTTTGTCAAATGCAATAACATTAGCTGCATTCTCAACAGGTGCCATATTATAAACACCGCGTTGATTACGAACCAAGAACAAGTCATGGTTAGTATAACCGTCTTTGTTAGTATACTCTTTACCACCAATACACATCATTACAAACTTATCTTTGAATGGAGCATCTTCGTTGAACTTCTCTACATATTCTTCAATAGTTTCAAAGACACCATCGTTATCTTCCATCCACTTGTAAGAATTAGTATTTCTAGCAAGAGACTCAAGCGCTTTCAAGATGTCGTTCTGACGATATACTTCGATACCAGTCTTAGTAGTACCATCTTTATATGCATACTCATTAGTCTTAACTTTACCAACTTGACCAAGATGTCTTCCTGCATCAGGATTGTTCTTGTCAATATAGAAACCTTCGAAATTCTCAATAGGTTCTGTCTCTACGTTCATTACTAAGAAAGATGCACTTGTATCATAGCTTGGTGTTTCCAATTTGATACTGTTGATCTTACATACTACATTACCAGGAGCGATAACTTTCGGCAATCCTGAACCTTCTGAGGATTTTAAATTTTTGATACTAATCATTTTTCTACTTTTTAATCAATGTAAATTTCTGTCCAATTAACTTTTACAGTTCCGTCTTCTAACATTTCAGACAAAACTATCTCTTTATTACTTAAGTGCGCAGGTCTAGCTCCGCAAGCTACTTCATCAGAGGTCTTAAAACTAATAATGTTTTTCTTACCTTTACGATACAAGTAACCGATAGAATCAGAGTTTGATGCGGTAATACGTTTAAGTTTACCTGTCAAATCTAAATCTAAGGAGTTAAACTCTGAACCATTCTTTTCAAGCATTGTGTCTTTCACGTGACCAACTAAGATTGTACGATCCGCCCATGACTGGATGTAGTTTACAACTTTAGTAAATGCTTCTCTTAAGTATGGGTAACCAGCACCATTAGGTAGACTTAATATGTTTCCATACTTAGGTTTACCGTCTGTTAACCAGTTTTTACCCATCGGAGTTTTCATATATAACTCCTCAGCATATGGTATACACATCTCTTCTAATGCAGTGATTGTGTCAATAGCTACGTACTTGTAAGGATTACCTGCGTCCTTAATAGCTTTACCGATATGCTTAATTTCTTCAACAGACTTTGCTTCAATCTTTAGAGCATCTAGATACTTAGAACCTCCTTCGAGATCTAGTATTAAACAGTTGTCTAATTGTGATAACAAAGTTGTTTTACCCGTTTTGGGTTTAGCAAAAATAATCAGGTTCTTCGGACTTGTATTCTCCGCAGGAACCTTTGCTGTAGGTAGTGTGATCTCCATGTTTTTATAATAATTACTTAACTAAATCGTTTAACCAAGACTTGCTGCTTACAGGTTTCTTTAATAGAATCGCTGCAAGATCTCTGATAGTCATATCAGAAATAGGAGCATCATCCATCAAAGATGAGAACTCTTCGAACTCTGTAATTTCAATACCTGAACGAGTAGCAATAGTTTTAGCTGGTGCTTTAACTTTTACTAACTCACTAACAGGAATAAGATATCTCAAAGCAGAATCAGTTGTAGGTGTGGTATCATACTCATCCTCCCAGTGGGGATTAAAGTGCAACTTCCACAATGTACGTTCTGAATCTTGCGGTACAAATTCACCAGAGACAAACTCTGTATAGAAATCAGTACCTTTACGTAACTCACTAGGGAAAAGACTAATGTGTAATTCGTCTTTACCTTTTGGTCTGTACGCTAACTTTGGATAAAAATACGCATCAGGAATATTCAATGCTTCGAATACAGGTTGATGTTTTTCTCTTAGCTCAGCAACTTTTGTCTTAGAATCTACTTTTTCTGTTTTTAAACTTACACTCATATTTTAACTCTTTTTTCTTGTTGAGGTGGTGTAGGCATTTCTGAAATACGCATGCGTTCAAACTCTGCTTTGAAGAAACTCATACGAGCATCACCATTGCGGCATTTCAAGAAGTGCAATACAAGCACCCGATCATTTTCTATGATATACTTATCAGGACCATAGAACCTAATCTTTTGTTTAGCAGGTCTATTGATACCAATAAGTGTATCAGCGTGTTGAAGCAACGCATCTGAACCGAAGATATCAGACTCTAGTATATAATTACCATACTTACCGTCTTCATTCCTCTCAGGATTGTCAATACCACGATTTAACTGAGTGAGAATTATGAACGCAATAGGATATCTCCTCTTGAGTTCTGTAACCATCTCACCAAGATTATACAAGGTATCAAACTTATCCTTCTCAAATGGTGCTTTCTTTAACAGCAAAGAGTGATCTAAGGTAACTACTGTCTTTGTAAAGTCTACTGTACCGTCTTCGTTTTTAACAGCATGATGATTCATGTAAGCTGTTATAGTTTCTCTTAATTCATTAACGGTCAGTGGTTCTTCTACAATGTCAATAGGAATCTTAACTCTCTCTTTGGCATGTTCATAGCATACTGCTAGATCTTCATTCGACAACTTTCCATCCGCACTACATAAGTACTTATATGATTTACCAAGTACACTGGAAAACTCTCTAATTGCAGAAGTACGAGCAAGCATTTCGAACTGAAATTCTAATACTCTGAACTTCTCATCAGGATTAAGTTTGAACGATTCACGTACAATCTGATCCTTAATTAGAGTTTTTCCACTACCGGGACGACCACCTATTACAGTCATTGAGTGCCATTCAAGACCGTCAGTAGTCGCATCATTAAACTTTTCCCACGGAGTTTTCAAGCTGCGAATGTGACCATCCATTCTACCTTTGAGGTAAACTAAGGAGTCAACGAATCCTTGCTTCTGGTCTTTCCAAAGCTTTTTATTCTCCATATGTAGTGTGATTATCGTTGCTGAATATCAATCCAGCGATGTACAAATCTATAAAATGTATGTGATAAAACCAAAATAAATTCAATAATTAAATACTGAAAGATACTAACATCTATCACAAAATTACTAAGAATCAAATAGCATATGACCGATAAAATAATCGACGTCAATAGCTTAGCTATGATTTTTTCTATTTTTAAACTCATACTACTTTTTCTGAAAAATGTGGAGAGTTATCTTGGTCATCTCCGCTTAATACAATGTCACAACAATTTGCTAATTCAGAATCCCAAGACTTATCTGAATTTTGTTTACGTATAAAATACTGTGAGTTACGCATAAACTTGAAATTGTCTTTTTCGAAACTGTCTACATAGTATACTGTAGCTGCTATAATAGTCTTCCAGTCATACTTGTAGTTCTTAAAGAACCATCTGAATGCTTCTTCAATGTTTCTTTTGTTTACTCTAGCAGGTTTGCCAGACGGTAGTTTACCTTTAGGAAAGATATTAAGAAATACATCAACATGATCTAGTGAATTACTAGTAGAATTTTCATTCTTAGTTAAACTCTCTAAAAGCAAATCACCCTTGCTGGTAATTTTGGAACTTTCTATATAACCTTCAGCAATTAGTCCACGTAATTCTAACTGTGGATTAATATTCTTAGCTAGATTTTTGTTTTTGATACACCATAGTAAGTATAACTGATTAGGTGTTAAGTTATTATCCTCTATAAACTGAAAAAGTTGTAGCATGTCCATATGTTTCTGCTAATTTAGATATTAATAACGTAATCTAGTACTTCAGAATTAGGATGTTTTCTTAGTTTCTCCAAAAATGTGTTATATAACTTACGCATAGGAACCTCGTTGTATAACAATGCTTCTTCTACACGTTTACGTGCAAGAGTAACCGTGCTACGAGAAGAACCAATACGTGATGCTATTGCTTCATCAGTATAACCCATCTTACCTCCAATGTATGCAAGTACTTGTCTAACAGTTGCTTTACCCTTATCTTTATTATTCTTATGAAGATTAATTGATTTAGGATTAATCTCAAGAGCAATATCGACAAGATCTTCTAGTGAAACTCTAAAGTCAATAAATACATCATGATATGTTACTTTCTTTATGATCTCACTTTGTTCTATTGCAACACCTACATTTTTAGCAAATGTTCTTAGCACACCATTTAGTTGTTGGTTTAGTATCAGTACTGCATTATCTAATGCCTCCTGCACCTTTGTTTGTACTTCTGAATTCATTTCTTGATATTTTAAAATCTCTTTTTAAGTCTAACTTACTTTCATATGCTGCAATTATACTACCAATACCTGTCATCTTGATACCGGCTTGGGATAATGCATCATGTAAACACTTGTTAGTAAAAGTACCTTTAGTTGTAACTACTTTAAATTCTACTTCACCATACTTAGTAAGTTTAGTAGTAACTCTTACGTTTCTTGTGTCTATATTTACCATATGATCTTTGGTTTATTTTGTTTCTCTAAAGTACTATTTATCTTATTCCACACATCATCACAATTCCATTCGGATTGTTTCATATATGCAGCACTTGCTGGATGAGATACTATAAATTTATAGTTACTATCGGGTACAAAATCAGCAAGTTTTGCTGCTTGTTTACCCATAAATACATAAATTATGTTTTGTCTATTCCAAACTAATGCATCTAATAAAGCAATTACAAAAGGAGACCATAGTAGTTGATGACTACCTGGTTTTCCAATAGTTGTAGTAAATGCAGAATTTAATAATAATACACCTTGATTACTCCATCGTGTAAGATCCGGATCTGTTGACACTATACCTGTTGTCTTTCTAATAGACTCTTGTATATATCTCAACGATGCTTCTGGTTTACCCGTAATACTACATGAAAATGCAACACCATCTGCTACACCTTCTTGTGGATACGGATCTTGACCGATCATAACCACGTTTACATTATCAAAAGAACACACTTCAAAAGCTCTAAATAGGTGCTTTATCTTAGGTGTGAATCTTTTATTATCCATTGCTTCTGCTAGTAAAGTCTCGAGTATCTTGTCCATTTCTGAACTTAAAACAAAAGTTTTGAGATACTCAGACCAACCAGCGTCTTTCAATTTCACATACAGTTTTTCTTTTACTTCTTGTAAGTTTACGTTTTCTAACATAGATTTGTATAAATTAACTTACGGTATGAGCGAAGAACAAAACAACAAAAAACAGCTTGAAGTATTAAAGAAAGACGCTGTGGTAAAGGTAGAATTACCTACTGCTTTATATGAGCGTCTCAATCAAATAATCTTCGAATTAATTCCTTGTAAAGATCATTCTGAGTTCCTTGGTCTTATTGATATAATCAATAAAGGTGAGGAAAATACAGATGAAAATAGAATTGCTTATCATCTCAAAACTTTGATTCTTACTCAGTTACAGATTGAGAATGCAGCAAGAGAACAGGGATTAACCGAAACTGTTGATGTTGATTTAGATAAGGATCCCGAATCAATATAACGGGAACCCTATCTTATCAC